CTCGGCCACCTAAATAGCCAAATTTATGCTTCTTAAATTTATTAAATGTTTCATCCGCTGTAATTTCTACCGTGATCATCATCTCCTAACCCAAATAAATAAACGGAAAACTAAAGGTAATATCAAGATCCGTTGCACTAATGATCTTAAAGTTATTCCAGCCTGTAGCTAAACTAATATAACCGTAATTAGTTTGATTATCAGCCAAGTCACCATTGAGGTAGCTGTTAATACCATCGATCATTAAAGTGTCGTTACTGTTCATGCTACCGTTAAAACGATATAAGTCGCCAGTTGTTTCATTTTGAATGCCAAAAGCACCACCATTATGTTTAATGATGATTTTAAGCTCGTGGCGTTGAAAATAAGGATCAACCGGAATATCTGAAGCATTATAAACAGAAAACTTTGTTTGATCAACAAATTGATATTGCAGATCTTTACCGTTAGGCAAGTTTTCACCGTACTGCCAAGCATTCTGACTATACTCTTTCAATACATCTGAATTAACTAGAGAGTATAAATATCCGCTTGGATTCTCAAATGGGATCGAAAATGTTGCATCATGCGAGCCATCAGATATTGGCTTAATCTCAAAAGGAGCAGATCTAACATATTTAACGACAGCCGGTGAGCTGTCAGTTCTTATTCTGATAACTTGCTTTGTAGAAAAAATCCTGTAGATATCATGCTTAGCTAATTCAAAACTGTACCATGTACTAAAATGCAACACGAAATTAGCTGTAATAACATTACGACCAAAGACGGAATAATTATATTGGCTACCATCAACTCCAGCATTATCAGTATACGTATTAGCTATTGCTGGCGAACTACTTTCTGAAAGATACTCCAAATTTGGTGCTATATCTTTAACATTTATTTCAGGCTGATCACCAACCTTAATCCACATAGTTGCTTGCAATATTTATCATCCCCTTAATGTGCTTGAAAATTGAGTATTGATTGCTTTAAGCCATCACTCTTATATCTATTAGTTGGATCACTGGCCGATTTAATTTCTTGAGTCTGAATTGATTGCCCACCTATTACTTGATTCATCTTGCCTAAGATAGAATCAAACCTGTCAATCATCGTATCAACTTTTTTACTCAATTCATCGAAATTATCATGCTGAGAGACGCTTTGAGAGTTCATTTCAGTATCTCCAGCGAACTGTTCTACTACTTCTTTCAGTAGAGACCATGCTCTTGGACGCTTAGAAATATCAGTTGGAATAATATACTCTGGTTTGTTTCCTTCTGCTAAGTGGTACAGATTTTCAGAAGAAACAATGCCGCCATTAGCATAACCATGACCATTACCCAAAAACGACAAGCTAGGTCCATAACGTGCTTTAGCATAACGTAGAGCTGCAAGCAAATTATCGTAACCGTTGAAAATATCTCCGTGCCCAGGAAACTTATAAGCATTGAATGTAGCACTAATTGTTTGCATTAATCCTTTAGCAAGATCACCAGTTAAGTTGTTAATGTCACCAATGTTTCCCTGAACTGCTTTTGGATTACCACCAGATTCAGTAGCTATTTGACGTAACACCTTAGCAACCATCCCAGAACTCGTTGACAAACCATTCGCTGCTAATGCTTTTTTGACCAATTCTTTCCAGCGCTGAACACCGGAACCGCCAGGATTACCATGCTGGCCACCGCCATCAAGATCATCGTGTTTCTTCTTTAAGTTCTGCAATAATTTTTTAAATGCTGAGCTAATTCCACTAACCAGTCCATGGCCTAACGCTGGGGTCAGCTTAGTGACTAGTTCACTACCGCTGACTTTAGCGATTGCTTTGTCCATAATGCCAGTTAATGATTTAAGCGGATGTTTAATGAAGTTCTTCAAACCATCCCATTTATCCTTAAACCACTCACCAACATCTGAAAGCCAACCCTTTGAACCCTTGGCATAGGCTTTAATAGCAGGGCCAAACATAGCACGACTAGTTTCGTGTGGGATGACAGTTTCATCACCATCAAACTTAACTAACGCATTTTTACCTTTAACTTTGTAGGCATTACCGTTCTTGATAATGGCTTCTTCACCGCCACCATCGTTGACCATCGCAATACCGTGATAGCCTGAGCCACCTTTAGCGAGCTTTCTGATCTTACCAATAGCGTTCTTGGAACCACCAAAGGTGTGGATTACTTTGTTAATGCCACCAATACCACCATTCAGCCAGCCAATAACACCGTTAATGCCGCCTTTAGCATCACTCTTAATAGACTTCCAAATATTTCCAAAGAAACTAGCCATTCCGTTCCAAATTCCATGCCACTTTTTAGAAATACTATCTAAGATTCCAGACAGAGAATTTTTTAAACCATTGAAAGCTCCAGAAACTGATTTAGAGATCCCATTAACTTTTTTGCCTAACCATCCAGAAATCGCATTCCAAACATTAGAAGTGATGTTTTTAATATTGTTCCAAATATTGCTAATGCCATTTTTCATTGAATTAAAAGTATTTTTAACATTTGACCAAATAGCCTTGGCAACATTAACAATAATATTTTTAATTGGATTCCAGATTGCGCTGGTTACATTCTTAATGCCATTCCAGATATTGCTTACTGATTTTCTCAAAGAATTAAACCAACTTGTTACAGTGTTTCTAATTGCTTTAGCGATTCTACCAACAAATGACTTCATCCAGTTCCAAACTGCCATAGTAGGCTTTTTAATGCGATTCCAGATTGAAACAATAGTAGCAGCTGCAACAACTAAGGGTGCAAGTGCCACAACCTTAACCGCTTTAGCACCAAAGTCAACAACCTTTTTGATAGCATTCCAACCAGCAGAAGCACCTTTCTTTATATTGTCCCAAATTTTTGAAATTCCTTTAGTCATTGGTTCAAAAGATTTTTTAACTGATTTCCAGACATTCGATGCGCCTTTGCCAATCGAACTCCAAACTTTACCAATATCTTTACCAATATTTTTGAACCACTTGATCACACCGTTATAGGCATCTTTAGTGCCCTTGATCAGCCCATTAACAAACTTGCGAAATTTCTTGTTATGCTTATACAGTTCATATAATCCTGTTCCAATAGCTGCAACGGCAGTTACTAGCAGACCAATACCGCTAACTCCTGCAGCTACTCTAGCTGTAACGCCAAAGGCTTGTAGTGTGCGGTTTAGTTTACCAAACATACTAATTGTTTTACCAAACGCAAAAGCACCTGCAATAGCTACACCAAAAGCTTTGACCTTGCCAGTATTTTTTCCAATCCAAGCAACAAAACTGGCAGCAGCATTAGCAACAGAACCAATTCCACGACCAATAGCTTCAAGCCCTTCCTTCCCTTCTTTAGATTCAAGCATTTTAGTCATTGACTTCGTAGCCTTTGACATTGCTGGAAGCATTCTTCCACCCATATCAGTTAAGACAGCATTCATAGACTGCTTATATACTTTGATTTGGTTTTGCGCAGATTTCATGTTCTTATTAGCAAGTTCGCCAATATAATCTGATTTTGAAGCACCTTGAACTTTTTTCAGTTGTTCATTGAAATCAGAAACAGCTTTTCCATTTTTTCCTAATCCTTCTGCACTGTCAGCGAGAACCTGACCAGCTTGCATGCCGGTCGTCCCAAATACTTGTTTGAAAAAGTTTGTTTTATCGCCCTTTGGCACTTTTTTTCCAATTTCTTGAAATATGTCGCCAATTGGTTTTAGCTTTCCAGATTTGTCAGTGAAATCTTTAATATTTATACCAGCTTCTTTAAAAGCTTTTTTTGCATTATCAGTCGGGGAAAGTAGGCTAACTAAAACTTTACGTAAACCAGTTCCAGCTTTATCAGCTTCAATGTTTCGATTACTAAGGACACCCATTGCTGTTGAAGCTTCATCTAAAGATACACCAGCATTCTTAGCAGTAGTACCAACATATGACATCCCTACACCTAAGCTTTTAAAATCACTAGAGGTAACATCTGCTGCCATTGCCATACTATTAGCAACCTTTGTTGTTGCCTTCATCATTCCACCAACTGATTTAGTTTTCATGCCAAATGCTTCAAGTGTTGATGTGGTAGTATGCATGGTGTCTGAAAAGTCATCACCAGATGCTTTAGAGGCTTTCAAGATAGTCGGCATTGCGCCTAAAGCTTGATTACTATCGTAACCACGTTTTATTAGCTCTTGATACCCTTTGGCAATAGTCTTCTGACTTTCACCGTATTTAATAGAGTATTTTCTACCTTCATCCTGCATTCTGCTAATATTTTTAGTAACCTCTGCTGTTTTTTCACCAGAAGTAATTAATAAGTTAGCGTTCTCGGTGTATGTGTTTTGTAACGTGGATGCTTCCTTGGCTCCTTTAATTAAGCCCGCTCCTAATGTGGCAACACCAATACTTGCACCAATAGCCGCATTTTTGAATCTACTAAATGCATTCTTAGCTCCATCTGCTAACTTGCTAGTCGTGTCTCGAGTTCTAACAACCGCTTTATCAATGCGATCAATACCTGTTGGTTGAAGCTTATTGAACTCCCCACGCATAGATTTAGCTTTGCTTTCAGTTTCCGCAATCGACTTACCGGTTTCGTTCAAACGTACTTCTTGTTTCTTGTAGGCATCGCTTGTTTTCCCACTAGCTGCCTCAATCTGCCTAAGTTCTTTTTCTTGAATATCATATTGAGATTTCAAATTCTTTAAAGAATTCTGCAAACCTTTATATTCATTGACAGTTGCAGACGCACTTTTGCCCTCTGCTTTTAATCTCTCAGTAAAACTTTTAGAAACTTCATTGTTTTGCTTGTACGACTTTTGCAGCCCAGCTAAACCAGATTCATAATACTTAACAGTTTCAGCGGCACGTTTTTGCTGTGCTTCGTATGATCTTAATTGATTTTCGGACTGACTTATCTGTTTATCTAATTTAAGATACTGTTCTGCATCTTTTTGAGTGATACCAGTATTTTTGGCTTGTGCTTCACGTGTATCATCAATTTGTTTAGATAATTCAGCGAAACGATCTTTGCCTTCTTTAGTTGAAGTATCGAGCTTAGTTTGTTCAGCTCGAAGTTTATCAATTTCAGTTTGATATTTCTGATATTTCTCAACAGATTCAGTATTAGTAACGTTGAGCTCTTTTTGTCGATTACGTAACTCGTTTATTTTGTTTTTCTGTTGATCTATTGCATTGCCTAAGCCTTCGTATTTAGCTTTAGCAGCGCCCAAACTATTGCCAACTGAGTTTTGATAGGCAACTTGAGCTTTCCATGCGTTAGTAGCACCTCGAACAGCATCAGAAAGTCCCTTTAAGCTGTGCGTTGCACCAACAGCATCTATACTAATACGAGTTGCCATCTCATTTTGTACTCTCATCTAGTTACCCACCTCTCAATCTCTTATGAGCGTCAGCTGCAGACATAACTCTATCTTCACGTTTTTCAGAATGAAGAACTTGAAGAAATTCATCATAATCTTGTCCGCCAATATCACTAGGCATAACTCCCTGCAACATCAATTCTTTTTTCAGATAATTTAAATCTTCGCGTTTGCTTTTCAAATCACTCTGTAGTTCTCTCAAACTAGCTATTCTTTTTTTGGGTCAACATTTCCTGCCGCTTCCTGTTTTTTGTGTTCAAGTTCTAAGTCTTCGTCACTCATGCCTTGGAACCGTGATGCAACATAAAAGATATAAGCTCCAAGTTCTTCCATATCAACCGACTGGCGAGCTTTTTCAATTTGCTTGGAAGTTAAGCCGAGCATATATTTCAACCAGTCAAATATTTCTTCACGCTGCTTTCTGTTAGCTTTTACTGCTTCAAGATACTCTCTAGTCTGTTCTTCTTCTGTGGCTTCTTTATTGTTGTCAGCATCACTTTCAGCCTTAGCTGCTTTTTCTTCCAACTCCGCTAATCTAATAACCATCTCATCGGCTTTGTCTTCCTTGTCTACCGTTTTCTTGACTTCAATTGGTTTTTTAATTCCAATTACATTAGCCTTGATCTTAATCATGTATAATTGCTCCTTTTATTTTCGTCTCATTTTTATCGTCTCTGTTTTTTTACCTATTGATCTAGTATCATGTTCCCCAATGTCCCATTATCTAGGATTGGGGCTGTTAGTTTCCCAAACCATCACCTGTGTCAGAACCCGGTAGTTTATAACCACCAAATACTTCTTCGTACATTGCAGCTTCATCGAATTCTTCATCGCCTGAGTAATATTGCTTGTAAGAACGCTGAACTCCTTTATCATCCAAGAAGATTTCCTTACGGATAGGATCTAAAGCGTCATACTCAAAAGTACCATTGTAATCAACTTCGGCGTTGGTATTTGTTCCGTGGTTATGTGCTGCTTCCATCATTTCACCACGGGCAAAACAGTCATAAAATTTATTCCCATCAAAATCAGACGAACAAATCATCATAGCTACATCTGGTTTAGATCCACTGGTTAAGACCCAACCACCTTTGCCATCAGGAACATAGCCTTTCATTTTTTGCATTTCTTTGAAGTCCATATCTAACATTGTCAAAGCAACACTAGGTGTCTGTGCACCATGGGCCATGCGCTTAACTTGGTTGTTAGCATATTGTGGTTTACCCTTTTCTTCTAAGCCTGTAATATTTGCGGTTGTAGCACCTTCACCATCACCATCAACCAATAAAACTCCATCAGTGCCCAGCCCTTTGTCTGCTTCTGAAATCAACATTCCTTGATCGTCTGTTAAAGCAAACTTGACCCAGTTAATACCGGCAAAACTTACGCCTTGTGCCATATTTATATTCCTTCTTTCAAATTTATATTTTTAGAAAACAAAAAGGACTGCGACCATTGCTTTGTGTCGGGGTCCTTAATATTCGTTTTACTGTCGTCAATCTGCCAGCCATTTTTTTTAAACAGTCTAGCCATTGCTATTTCTGCATCAATTAAGCTAATAGGTTGTTCTTTTAGCTTAAAAAATGTCTGAACTTGCACGCCAATAGTCCAGCCCTTAAAGCTTTGGTTAGCATACCTTGTTGGTTCATTAAGCCATTCGGTAACTAAGACTACGGTTTTATCTACATTATCCTTAATTTCTTCAGGCATTGAGCCACGATAGACACCGTCAACCCAAGAAAACTTTTTGTCCTCTATCATTTTTTCAGCAGTAACTGTTGGCATGTCCATTACTTACCACCGCCCATTAGATGCTCATAAGCTTGCCTTTGAGCTTCAAAAACAGCTGGCTGGCTTTCTCGTTGAGCATTGTCTCTAAAATGCCTATGATCGTTTTCTGAATGTCTAGGGTACTTCTTTGTACCATCGTTCACAAAACGTGCAATGTGAGCTTTCTTGCCGAAACCAACCACTGAACTGCCATCGAGCGTGCCATCAATGTTAGTATTTTGCGAAGTTATCGCATCTTGGAGATGAACTGACTTTTTAAGCATTCGAGCGGATTTAGGTGTTTTACTTTTTAGCTCTTTTTCATAAACAGCTGCACCTGCCTTAGTCATAGCAGCTTTTTGCTGTGTAGTTGGATTAAGATTCTCAACTTGCTTTAGCCATGAGTTCATCTGTGCTTCTAAATCATCCACTAGCTCACCTTCGTTTCATCCTTGAGCGTTATTAGATCATATCCTACTGGTAACCCGCTTGCGTCTTGAGAAATGTCAGTAATCGCATAGACTGTTTCATCGTTAGATAGCTGAGCCTTAAACTTCTTGTTCAACTTTCTTGAACGAATTACAACCACAATTGTATCTGCCAAATCAGTACCAACAATCTGAACTTTTTGCGTTTCTGTTCGCTGATACATTGCACAATGGACTGTAACATCTGGTACAAACTCAGTATCATAATCTCCAGTCATATCATTTTCAGCCGATTCAATAGTGCCAAAACTAATCTTATGGTTTAGTCGGTGTATTGCCATTTGCATTAGCAAACTCCCTCCTAACCCTCCAACGGATACCGTTGACCATATATTGATAACTTGGCGGATAACCAATTTTTTGTTCGCCTAATTCGCCACGATTGTAATAAGTAAAATCAACCATGGTCCGGACCGCTTGATTAAACACTGGATATTGTTGATAAAATTCAAGTGGGATATTTAGGTCAACTGCGTTACGAATATCTTCTTGAGCCATATCAATTAAATCCTGTAATATTTCAGCATCCATGTCTGAATCAAGATTTAGATATTCTTGCATACTCGAAACAGTAACTTGTTTTACGTCTGCCACTATCTCACTCCCTTAATACCCGCCAGAACTAGGCGCTCTCATTGTTTATTTATGGGCGAGTGTCT